TTCATCGGTACCCCCGATGGCAAGAACCACTTTTACACGCTGTACCGGCGTGGCCTGTCCGGTGATCCGGACTGGAAGTCGTGGCACTTTGCCTCCGAGACCAATCCCTTCCTGCCTAGGAAGGAGATCGAAATGGCTCGGGGCCGCATGGCCCTTGACCGGTACAAGCAGGAGTACGAGGCGTCGTTCGAGGGTGGCGCTGGTATCGTCCTCACTCGGGACATGTTCCCGATTGTCGACACGATCCCGTCCCCCGGCGATTACTACGTCGCGTGCGACTTGGCAGGGTTCGAGGCCACAGAGGGTGGCCGGAAGCTTGCTCGACTGGACGACCACGCTATCGCGGTTGTCCTGAATCACCAAGGTGGGTGGTGCATCACAGACATCATCCACGGCCAGTGGGACACCAGAGAGACGGCTCTCCGCATCGTCAAGGCATACCGGGACAACCGTCCCAACCTGCTAGGGATCGAGAAGGGCATGAGCCGCAACGCGGTGATGCCGTACTTGGCCGACGAGATGAACCGGTTGGGGATCTTCTTCACCCCGCAGGACGTTACCCACGGCAACAACAAGAAGACGGACCGCATCGCTTGGGCGCTGCAAGGTCGTGCCGAGAAGGGCCGGATCCAACTGCTGAGAGGCAAGTGGAACGCCGCCTTCCTTGAGCAGGCGGAGGACTTCCCGTCCCCGCAGGCGCACGACGACTTGCTAGACGCAGTTGCGTACATCGACCAGCTTTCTGAGCCGTGGTTCGATGGCCCCGACTATGTGGACAACTGGAAACCCATGGACGCTTACGCGGGCTATTAATGAACCAATTTGGCGATAACGACAGTCAAGATCGCGGCCCGGACTCGGCAGTAGTCTCGCCAAAGCAGGCTCTACTTGGGTACGTCGTATCCAAGGTGAAGCGTGCAAGGGACGTCCGCGACCAGAAGTACGGTACACGATGGGCCGAATACACCCGCCTGTGGCGGGGGTTTTGGGGTTCGGAGGATGCCAGCAACGGATCGGAAAGGTCTAAGCTGATTGCTCCTGCCCTCCAGCAGGCCATCGAAATGTCGGTCGCTGAGATCGAAGAGGCTGTCTTCTCGAAGACGGCGTGGTTCGACGTCGACGACGACATCCGGGATGAGCAGAAGGACGATGCTATCGCCCTCCGGGACCAGCTGCTTGAGGACTTCGAGATCTCGGCAGTGCCAGATTCGATCTCGCAGGTCTTCCTGCTCGGCTCGCTGTACGGCACCGGCATCGCCAAGATCAACGTCAAGCTTGAAGATGTCAAGCAGATGGGGGAAGACGGCAAGCCCATCATCGACGACAAGGTGGCTGTCGAGATCAGCCCGGTTCGTCCGGATGAGTTCGTCATTGACCCGTCGGCTACTACGGTGGACGAGGCGCTGTTCTGCGCCCACGAGTTCATCAAGCCGATGCACACCATCAAGGAAAAGCAGAAGGCTGGGTTCTACGCCAAGGGCGAGATCACTGCCTACAACGGTCGGAAGACCGGAGACTCAACTGGGACCGGCACCACGTCAGGCGTTGATTCGCAAGATGGTGGCGTTCTCATCACTGAGTTCTACGGCAAGGTCCCGGCCAAGTGGGTCGACGGCGCAGAGGAAAAGGACGGCGAGACGCTCGTCGAGTCCATCGTCACTGTCGCCAACGAGGGCCTTGTGCTTCGGGCTGTTGCCTCGCCCTTCGTCATGAAGGACAGGCCGATTGTTGCCTACCAGCACGACACGGTGCCCGGAGAGTTCTGGGGTCGTGGCGTAGCCGAGAAGGGTTACAACCCCCAGAAGGCGCTCGACTCGGAGCTTCGTGCCCGTATCGACGCTCTGGCGCTCATGACTGCTCCCATGCTGGGAGCCGATATGGGCCGTATGCCGCGCAATCCAGACATGCGCATCCGTCCGGGTAAGGTGTTCTTCACCCGTGGTCGGCCCTCGGAAGTCATCGAGCCCATCGGATTCAACTCCGCTGGCCTTGCCCTGACGTTCCAGCAGTCGGGCGACCTTGAGCGAATGGTCCAGATGGGCACGGGCTCCATGGACTCCGCTACGCCGGTCGGCATCAACAGCCGCAACGAGACGGCTGGCGGCATGTCGATGATGCAGAGCGGTATGCTCAAGCGCAACAAGCGCACGATGCAGAACATCGAGCGCAAGTTCCTTGCCCCGCTGATCCGCCGCAGCTTGTGGCGCTACCAGCAGTTCGATCCTGAGCGGTATCCGAAGGACTACAAGTTCGTCGTTCGTGCCAGCATGGGCATCATGGCGAAGGAAGTGGAGCTTTCGCAGCTGACTCAGCTGTTGGGCTACACGCCCCCGGAGTCCCCGGCCCACTCGATCATCATCAAGGCGATCTTCGAGAACACCTCCTCGTCCGAGAAGGCAGAGCTCAAGCAGGCCATAGAGGCCATGTCGGCTCCCCCGTCCCCGGAACAGCAGGCCATGCAGCAGAAGCAACAGCAGTTGCAGATTGCTATGCTGGAAGCTGAGCTTGCTGAGAAGCAGGCGAAGGCTCAGGAGGCTCAGGCTTCCGCCCAGCTGTCGCTGGCTAAGGCGAATCGTGAGGCTGTCCTTGCGGATCTGGAAGACGACAAGGTGGATATCGCGGCAGCCAACGCCGCAATCGGTGCGCAGAAGGCCCGAATGGCCGACACTCAGAACCAGATCGCGGCTCGCCGCGTAGAGGTCGAGAGGATCAAGGCCCAGAAGGCTACATCAAGCAGCAAGTAACGGTGCAAGTAAGGAGGCCCGATGCTTACACAGGAAGACATCAAGTACTACGACGATTTGGCTTACATGTTCGGCACCGCCGGATGGCGCAACCTCGTTGACGAGGCGCGCAAGCAGATCTACCACTTCCAAGCGCAGGCCCTTGAGGCCAAGAGTTGGGAAGAGGTCTGCTACCTCCGGGGACAGGCTGAGCAGCTAGTTCGACTCATCAACTTGCAGGACATGACTACCACCCTGCGAGCGTCGGCTGAGGAAGAGGACGAGTAATGCCGCTGTACACGTACGCGTGTGCCAGTGAGCATACAACGGACCTCATCCGCAAGGTTGACGAAAGACACGACCCAGTAGTATGCGAGGAGTGCGGGAAAACAATGACTCTGGAAGTCCAGACGTCAGTGTTCGACCCTCGCATGGGACTGGATCCAAGTTTCCCTTCCGCTTACGATAAGTGGGCTAAAACCCGCACGAAGGCAGGCAAGGGCAGGTAGCCCCCGGAGAATACGCCATCCGGTACCGGGGTTCATATAGGGATAATACACCCATTTCGGTGTACCCATGTTTAGGAGCAGTTGTTGACAATGGCTAAGTACGAAGACTACGTGAAGAGTGACCTTGACAACGAGATCGAGGACGCAGCTGGAAACTCGGAAGAGCGGAAGGAAGCGGTAATCCCCGAACGATTTGTAGGCAAGACGGCAGAGGAAATCGCCCAGAGCTACGTCGAGCTTGAAAAGCTCAACAGCCGACAGGCACAGGACCTTGGTGCGTTGCGCCGCAGCGTTGACGAGTTGCTCGCTCTGAAATCACAGGAGTCGAGTGCAGGGGCAGAGGCCACAAGTAAGAAGCCCCTGTCGCTGGACGAGATCTACGAAGACCCGGATGCCAGCATCCGTAAAGTCGCTCGGGAAGAGTCAAGCGACCGCATCGAGAAGCTCGAACGAGAGCTGTATCAGACGAAGGCAGAGAAGGCCCTTGAGGCATTCACTAAGCAGTACCCGACTTGGCAGGAAGATGTCAAGGACCCGGCGATGCTGAACTGGATCCGAGAGCGTCCCTACCGCCTCCGCCTTGCCGCAGCTGCCGATCAGGGTGATCTTGGTGCAGCCGACGAATTGTTCGGCACATACTACGACACTCAGAAGAAGGCCGAGAAGGAAGAGAAGAAGCGTGAGCGAAAGCAGAAAGTTCAGGCCGCAGGGCTTGAGTCTGCGGGCGCTGGCGTTCCGGAGACCGTCGAACGCTACTCACGTAGCGCGTTGATGGAGAAGCGCATTGCCGCCAAGCGCGGTGATGGTGCAGCGGAACGATGGTTAAACGCACATGCAGCTTCCATCCAGCAGGCCTATGCTGAGGGTCGTGTTAATGACTAACACACTCTACATAGGTAACATCAAATGGCAGGTTTGGGCGGCTCTACGAGCCATGTAACTCTCACGGAAGTCACTGCGGCTTCGCGTACCCGTAGCAACAGCGCATTCGTTCCGGAACTCTGGAGCGACGAGATCATCGCCACGTACAAGGCGAACCTCGTGATGCCTCAGCTTGTGAACACGATGAACTTCGTGGGCAAGAAGGGCGACACGATCCACATCCCGAAGCCGGTTCGCGGTGACGCGTCGGCCAAGGCTGCGGAGACGATGGTCACGCTGATCGCCAATCAGGAGAGCACTAAGCCCTTCTACATCGACCAGCATTGGGAGTATTCCCGTCTGATCGAGGATATCGTTTCGGTGCAGGCCTCGGACGCTCTCCGTCGCTTCTACACGGACGACGCTGGCTATGCGCTGGCGAAGAAGGTCGACAGCTTGCTGCACGCTGAGGGTGCGAAGTTTGCCGGTGCCGACGCGGCCCCGACGGTCGAAGGTACGGCGTACTCGAAGGCGGTCATCGGTACCCCGACGAGCGGCGCTCTGGTTGCGTGGAACCCGGGGGCTAACGGCAACGCGGGTAACGCTGCGACCATTACGGACGAGGGCCTGCGCCTCCTGATCCAGCAGCTTGACGATAACGACGTCAACTCGATGGGTCGGGTGCTCGTGGTTCCCCCGGTCGAGAAGGCGAAGCTCCTCGGCATCAGCCGGTTCACTGAGCAGGCGTTTGTCGGCTCGGGCGAGGCGATCAAGAACGGTCGCATCGGCAACCTGTACGGGGTCGAGATCTATGTCTCGACGAACTGCCCGACGGTTGCGGACACGGGCACTGCGGTTGACCAGCGCGCTGCGCTGTTCTTCCAGAAGGATGCCCTCGTGCTGATCGAGCAGATGCGTCCCCGTAGTCAGAGCCAGTACAAGCAGGAGTACCTCGCGGACCTGTTCACGGCTGACCTGATCCTCGGCAAGGGCGTTCTGCGTCCGGAAGCTGGCATCGCCATCGTCGTCCCGGCGTAA